ACCTCTCCTGTATACAGCCACCTACATTCAGTTGCCCCTGACCTCAACTACACTCCCGTCAGTGAAATTCCAGGCCTTGGCAAAACCCATTTTATTGAATGGAAACAGAATGTACTTGACTCAGGTCAGAGAAATGCTTTTGATGAGTTTCTTGGACAAGAGGTAAAAAACGAGTCAAAACCGTTGGAAGAATGGATACAAAAGTACCCAGCTCTTATTGAACAGCCAGAAGTGCAAAAGTTACAAAACACACCTGGCTTGCCTGCTAAAATTGACTTCTATGACTTGCCCAAAGATGTTAAAAACGTCATTCTTAACTCAGCAAGTGATGCATTTACAAAGCAATGGAATGCAGAACACGCAGATTCACCGTTTGCACAAATCCCGGGGTCTTCCTTGGATGTGGGCAGGGTAATTGAGGATTATTATGGCTGGATTACCAAAGGCCCCTACCTCAACTACATCACCAAACAAATGGGCACTGGAACCAAGAACGACCCATTTGTCAAAGCGGCAGAAAAAGATGTGTTTGTGGGTGACCGTGATTTTGTGACGGATTCTAGCTACTACAGCCGGGCACAAGACAGGGGTGAAAACGAACGTCAATACGCCGTCAGTACCCATTCTGCTGACACTTTGGCAAAGAATCCAGAAATCGGTACTCAAACTGCAACTACCCCATTGGGTCAAAAAGTTGAAAACATGAGTGACGCCTCCATTACCTCTAGCCACTGGGATGATGATAGGGTTAGAGCACAAGAACCTCCAAGCATTGCGTTAGAGAATGTACCGGGCTACGGGCAACGGTGGGTATCAAGGCGGGGGAATAACTCAACGGATGTAAAAGCTTCTGCATTTCTAGATGAGGCAGATGCACAAGCGTGGCACAATGAGTTGCTAAAGGATGAGGGCTACACAGGTCCTGACTACCCTTACATGTCCAAAGTTCCAGATGATGTTCCGATCTACGACATAAATGACCGCTACGTAGATAAATTTGGCTTGGAAAATGTGCGAAAAAATGTTTTTAGAAGCCTGTTGAAAGGTGAAATTGCACCGGAAGACTTGAAAAAAGTTGATATGACAGCTGCCATCAACTTGACGCACAAACAACAGAAGGCAGAAGAAAAAGCAAGGCAGAACAGCAAGAAAGCATATGGTGACTGGCGCTACAACCGTGTTCAAGAATATCCAGCTTCTGTTGTTTTTACAAATCCGGTTGGCATTACACCTGCAGGGTCAAGGGTAGTGGTGTTTGACAAAGCATTCATTGATGCTAACCCTGACATGTACATCCGAGATTTTTCAGTTCTCACCAAAGACTTGAATTTCTGCCTTGCGCGTGGTGGTCACGGTACACCTGATTATCCCGGCCACGCCCCTTTGGTTGAACCGCACACAGGTCTTGTACCAAGAGGCAACGACACCACCTCCTCTGGCTACATTGATGAGGCAGTGGCGGGTCGAGAAATGTTTCCTGCTGTCTACGCCCCTGACGGCTCAGCGCAGGGTGCAATGCAGGTGCGTCTACACAGCCCCAACCCAGATGATATACAGCAGGACGTAAAGCGCTATCTTTTAAACAACGGCATGAATCAAATTAATGCCTTGCCAGTTGGGGTGCAGAGGTTTATACAGACAGGGATGGGTTGGCGAACTGCTGTTGCTGAAATGCCTGAACTTCAGAAATTGATGGACGACAAGACTACCTACAAAATAGATCAGATAAAGGGTGAAAATAACAGTAGAATAGACCCAAGGTTTGAGGCACCCATTCGCGCATGGTTAAATCAAAACAAAGACAAATTAGACGGCAATGTCAATGACAAGCACAACCTTCCCAACACCGTTGACTTGGGGGAAAGTCATCAACGGGATGCTGTCAAATTTAACCCCCTGTTTGACCACCACGCAGTAGATGACTTGATGACAGAGGTAGCGGATGAAGCGCGGCGTGAGGCGCAAATGGATCTAGTCACATATATAGACAATGCGGGTGACCCCAACCTTGTCCCACCGGGTGAAGATTTCCAAGATTGGATACATGAGGTAGTAGGTGAGGCACTTGGTAATGACAGCAAAAACACTTTCATGGCAGCGCTTGACCCAGCAAAGTTGACCGATCAACTTTCAAAAGACATTGATAAGGTGTGGAACATTTACCGCAACCGACGCAATGAGGCTTTAATCAGTGGGCTGGGTGATAAGCGGTTTATTGGAGAGGAAGATGTACTGGAAGCTGCCCGTCAATACGGTATGCCCATGTCCACACTTGCACCACCACTTAAAACCGATGCTGAGCTTGCTCAAATGACACCGCAAGAATTAAACTCAGAACTTAAACGTGCTCGCGACATATACGACCGCGCCTATCAAATTAACACCAACCAAAAAGAGGGTTTTAAGAATGTACACGATGCAAACAGTTTTAGTAAGTATGCAGACAAGGTAAAAGACGCTTGGGTGGAGTCAAGAATCCGTGATTTTTCAACTGATGACGCTGCTGGTAAATTGTTAGACTATGCAAAAGGGCATGACGGCAACCCAGATGTTGATTCTTTGCAAAATGTCATTGACAGACTAACCAACAACACCAGTACGGGTAGATTGTTTGAAGTATCTGGTATGGATGTGTTGCCTCAACAAAGCGTTGCTCAACAAACAAAGTTTAATCAAATCAGGGATCAAGTCTTAGAAAAATTGCATGCTGCTTTGGCAGAGGAAAAATCACGCTTGTTGACAGAACCATCTTCTGTAGAGATGCGAAGAAAGGCAAGAGATGTGCTTGACCAGATACATGAGCATTTTGACAGGTTGCAAAATGCACCTCCTGGCACCCGGTTTTACGATTCACCTGATTACAGAAACAACACCTCAATACAAGGAATAATCAACAAGTATGAAAATGACCCAGTAGTTCGTGCGTTGATTGCACCGCTTTCAAGAACTGAAGGGTATTTGGTGGCAAAAGCATTTACTGCAGGGGAAAACATCAAGGTTCCAGAGTTTATAGATGTACCTGTTACAAGGCAATTGGCATATGATGCACCACAAGAAACAGTTGGTGAAGTTGGTGAAAGGCGGATGAGTTCTCAGTTTGTGGCATCTATGGACACAGGAGAACGAACGCAACAATACCTGACCTCCATCTGGGATGACATTCGCAATTCTGACGAATACCGAAATGCCGCTACAGACACAGCCCGCTATCAAGCAGTAAAAGATGGGGCGTTTAAAAACTTACAAGCATTGAATGAAGGTTTCAGAACACCTACTCAAATGGGTTTGACTCGGAACGGTTACCTGCACTTGCAAGACAAGTTGACTGATGCTTTAGCAAACATGGAAAATGCCATTAGGGATGCACGAACCAGAGAAATGGTTGGTCAAGACAACCCATACCCCGTTGAACCTCAAGACATCCAGCAAAGTTTTGACAACTTAACTACTAGACTTGAAACTGGGCAAATTGATGCTGATTCTTTAAGGCACTATGCTTATTCTTTGCGCAATAACGGGGGTGTTCAACACTTGCACCGTGAAATGGGTCAAAACGAAAATGACATGTTTAATTTGGCAACGGAACTTGAGCAATATGTTGAACGCTATGAGCGTGAAGCAGGGCAGCAGTTTGCTTTTGACCCTCAAACAGCAGCAGATGACTTGTTGACCCAAGATGTGCATCCTGATGGTCGCATGAACTTGACCGCTGTTCACGACACTATGTACGCCTTGGTTAACGGAGAGCTTGATTATCCTGGTTTTCGAGAACATGGGATGAATGCAGATGAAAATTTGCAAGCACAAAGAGAAGTTGTGTGGTTGATGGCACAAAGGCTAATACAGCAAGGTCATCCAATACCGGACTTTATGGAAGGAAGGATACCTCCAGAAGGATACAACGAGTTGCCTGCACCACCGGCAGAAATCAATGTGGATGACCTGAATTTGTTTGAGCCAGATCCTGGACACCCAGCCAACGCTCCTGCACTTCCTGCAAGACAAAATGCCACACCAGAGCAAAATGACTTGCTTGACCGTTTGCACAATACCTATTTGGCTCAGTTACGCGACCCGGCTCAGGCACAACTGTTCTTCAATGACTTCATGGCACAATTCCCGCAAATGCAAGGCCAAGAAAGAGCAGTGATGAACTTGATTGAAATAAAGGTTGAAGAGTTGCGGGATGCACAGGAGCAGTTGCGTCAAAACCCAGAAGGACTTGCAAGAGGTGGTTTGGTACGCCCATTGCTGAGAAACCCTCAACTCGCTAACCTTGCTTATAGGTACAACGCATATTTGCATTAAAATATCTGTTCTCCAGCGATATTATGCAGTTGCCCGGAGCCTCATAGCCCTGCCCTAACCGGTGGGGCTTTTTTTGTGCGCTTTACACGTGCGCGAACCCTTAGGTCATTTTTTTATTTTCATAAAAAAGTTGAAAATGCTAATATGTTGATAAAACACACGTAGTCATTGACTTTTTACTAATATGGGTACTAATAAGTGCTAATAACAGCTAATATTTCGTAGTTATCCACAGAATGCTTTGTTGCAACGGTTTCGGTTTTGGGAAATGAAAAATATATTTGTTCCCTATCACGCACGTGTATGGCATAGGAAAAAACAATTGGACATTGCTGTGATTGGGCTATAATGGAGGCTCAGAAAGCAACAGAAAGATTTGAAATGCAGAGATTCAAAACCAAACCCTATGACCATCAGCTAGAGGCATTTAACCTGTCTTGTGAGGTGGAATCATTTGCCTTGTTGATGGAACAAGGTACAGGGAAGACAAAAGTCATCATTGATACCGCTGCCCATTTGTTTGGGCTAGGCCGGATTGATGCTGTGCTTGTGGTTGCTCCCAACGGTGTTCACCGCAATTGGATTCACAATGAGTTGCCGGTGCATCATCCGGACTGGGCTCCCCACATCGCCACCTACTGGTCATCAACGCCAACCAAGGCAGAAAAGAAGGCTCTAGAGAACCTGTCAGATCCCAAGTTTGTAGGTCTTCGTTGGTTATCCCTCAACGTCGAAGCGTTCTCTTCTGAAAAGGGGCGCAAAATGGCTGAGAACTGGCTTCGCACACACAAGGTGCTATTCGTAATTGATGAATCATCGCGAATCAAGACACCAACGGCACAAAGAACCGAGAATATTTTGAAGCTTGCCAAACTTGCGCCTTACAGAAGAATAATGACGGGTACCCCAGTGACGCAAGGTCCAACGGATGTTTTCGCGCAATTTTCGTTTCTTGATGAGAATATCCTAAGGACCAGCAGCTACTATGCCTTTAAGGCTGAGTATTCTGAGTTGTTGCCAGCCAACCATGGGCTCATGCGGCACATTGTTGCAAGAACAGGCTCTAAGTTTACCCCACAGGTCATTGCCAAGGACAAGAACGGTAGACCCATATGGCGGAACCTTGACAAGTTGCAAGCCTTACTCGCCCCTTACTCATACCGTAAGCGGAAAGTTGAATGTCTGGATTTGCCGCCCAAGATTTACCAACGCCTGTACCATGAGTTGGAGCCGGTGCAGGAAAAGGCGTACAAGTACATCAAGGATGAGTTGAGGATGAAGATGGAGAGTGGGGATGTGAAGGTGCTCACCAAGATGGAGTCTATTCTGCGCCTACAACAGGTAGTGGGTGGGCATGACGGGGAAAGCAAAAGCTATTTTGAGACACCCGAGAAAAACCCACGCATCGCTGCCATGATGGAGGCGTTAGAAGAGATACAGGGCGGGGTCATCATTTGGGCACGCTTTGTAGCAGAAATCAAAGCCATTAGTGCCGCTCTCAAAGCCAAGTATGGCGATGATTCGGTGGTGCAGTATTTTGGAGAAGTTAAACAGCAGGACAGAGTAGATGCAGTGGACAAGTTTCAAGCAAGTGATGCACGCTTCTTTGTAGGTCAGCCACATTCAGGTGGTATTGGGTTGACTCTTACTAAGGCAAAAACCGTTATTTACTACTCGAACGATTACTCTCTCGAGACTCGACTTCAAAGCGAAGATCGAGCGCACCGAATAGGGCAAGACGAAAGCGTAACCTACATTGACGTGGAAGCAGTCGGCACGATAGACAAAGCGATAGTAAAAGCACTAAGAGATAAACAAGATATTGCGTCATTGGTAACTGGGGATCCTAAACTGGAGTGGATATAAAGAAAATGTCAAAAGTATTTATCACACAAGAAAAGATGCGGAAAAATATTGCTGGTGACTTTGTCCAGCAATTTGATCTGACGCCTGCTTTGAAATACGGGAAGATGGAGGTGTTGATACCAGCGGGGCGGGCGCTCTTTGCCCCTGTCCTGACTATCCGAACGCTAAAAGAGAAGTTGGCAGATTTTTCTGACGACGACTATTTGCTCACAGTGGGTGACCCGTCAGTCATCGCGGCTGCTGCCATGATTGCAGGGGAGAGGAACAACGGGCGGGTGAAGATCCTTAAATGGGATCGGATGGAGCATGACTATATTTCTATTCAACTAGACACATCGGGGAAAGCGGTATGAGTATTCCAAGCAACGACAGCATCAAACAAATTGCAGATTTAGCACAGCGACAAGTCGATTTGTTGCAAAAGATTGAACTAGTGGAGGCAGAGCTTAAACAACTGAATGAAGACTTGCGGGTAGTGTCAGAAGTTGACCTGCCAACCGCTATGTTTGAGGCAGGCGTTAGTTCTTTTACACTAGACAATGGGATGAAGGTGTCAACAAAAGACGATGTTTATGCCTCCATTCCCAAGGACAAAGAAAGTACAGCGTTTGCATGGCTCAACACCAATGGCTTTGGTGGTATCATCAAGCATGTGGTGTCAGCGTCGTTTGGGAAGGAGGAGGATGCAAGGGCGAAAGAATTGATAGCGGCAGCACAAAGCCTAGGCCTCAACCCAGAGGACAAACGGTCAGTGCATTCAGCAACCCTTAAAGCCTTTGTGAAAGAGCAGTTGGCGCAGGGTAAGAATATTCCATTGGAGCTTTTCGGTGCCTATCAGGTTACCAAGGCGACAGTGAAGTAAACCTCTTGAGCTGGGCGGAGGGTAAAAACTAGCCCGGTGTTTTTTAAGGAGCCAAAAATGGCGAAAAATGAAGTTGCAGTAAAGCAGGAAAACCTGCCAGCCCTTGCCTCAATGTATGAGCAAGATGTCGGTGCCGGATTTGAGAACGCAGACCGCGATTCCTATTCCATACCCTTTATTGCTATTTTGCAATCGGGGTCACCGCAGGTGAAGAAATCAGATGGCGCTTACATCAAAGGGGCGGAGGAAGGTTTTCTGTTTAACTCTGTAAGTCAGGAGATTGTGAACGGGGAAACAGGCCTTTTGGTCATTCCCTGTTACTTTACCCGGCGCTTTGTTGAATGGGTGCCCCGCGAGGCAGCAGGCGGAGGTGGGTTGGCAGGTGAGCACTTGGCATCCGACCCAACAGTCACCAATTGCCAGCGTGATGCCAAGAATCAGTTGGTATTAGCCAATGGCAACAACCTAGTTGATACTCGCACACACTACGTGTTGGTTGTTGACAAGGCGACAGGTTTGTTTACTCCTGCCCTCATCAGCATGAGCAGCACACAGGTGAAGAAGAGCCGTCAATGGATGACGCGGATGGAGAGTATCAAGTTTAAGAACGCTGCTGGTCAGCTCTTCACTCCTCCCATGTTCTCTCACATGTACCACCTGACCACTGTGCCAGAACAGAACGATCAGGGCTCATGGTATGGTTGGAAGATTGAGACAGCAGGGGCAGTAGAAGATGCTGCTTTGTACGGTGCTGCCAAGTCATTCCGTGATGCAGTCAAGAGTGGTGAGGCAAAACCTGCCGCCCCTGTTGAAACTGTTGCTGAAGACAATATACCTTTCTAAGGAGCAAAGCATGCCAAAAGAAATCATTTTCTTTGGTGGCTTTGCTACCAAGGCCGAAGCACTCGAATTTGGGGCTACGCTTGAAGGTCCTTGGTGTGTGTTGACCATCATCAAAGGGTTCTATGAGAAGGAAAAGAACTACAGTGATGAGCACGCCTTTGATGTAATGACCTTTATGGTTGTCAATCAAACGACTGTTGACACTTTGCAAGAAGCGTTGACTATTGTGTGATTTTCGGGGGGAAAGTGGATTCTGCGTGACTCTGAAGTGAAGCGCAAAGTAAGCAGTGTAGCGAGTACCCCCACCCCTTAGAAAGAAAGCATGAGACAAGTAGCAGAAAGATTTCAAGCCCTGTTTGAAGGGCTACACCGGGCACACGGGCAATACCGTATCAATGATGCATCGCTTGGGGATAAAAAGATTTCAGGCAGAGCGTTGACGGTGTTGGAGCCGTTGACCTTGGACAGGTGGGAAGACCATTTGAATGGCAAGTTGGGTGTGGGTTCAATTCCTATTCGAGATGACGCAACATGTTCTTGGGGTGCCATAGACATTGACACCTACCCTCTGGACATTCCAGCGTTAGAGGCCAAGTTGAAAGACATGAATTTACCTCTTGTGCCTTGCCGCACTAAGTCAGGTGGCGCGCATTTCAACGCTGACAAGACAGATCGCTACGCCATCATTGGGGGCAAGAAAGCTTCTGTACTTCAATTCCTCAAACGGGCAGAACAGATAAAATCTGCGCTAACAGAGGAAAAACTAGCTACCCTTGCCATCAAAGAAACCGAATCATTTGCTGATGGTCCACCTTGCCTGCAAGCGCTCTCACTCAACAAAATACCACAGGGGCAAAGGAATGAAGGCCTCTTTGCTCTAGGTGTTTACGCTAGGATGAAGTTTGGGGATGATTGGGAGACAGAGGTCACAGAATACAACCGTCTTTATGTTGACCCACCTTTGCCTTTCAAAGAAGTTGGCATGGTCATCAAGTCACTTAATCGAAAGAGCTATTTCTACCCCTGTACCAAGTCACCCATTGTAGGGCTTTGCAACAAAGAATTGTGCAAGCACAGGGAGTTTGGCATTGGGCAAAACGATTCAGATGAACCGTCCATCAATGTGGGCACTTTGGTTAAAATATTGTCCGATCCGCCCACTTGGATAATTGATGTTGACGGGGTCAGGTTGGAGTTGAATACTGATGACTTGTTGTCGCAAGAAAAGTTCCGCAAAATCTGCATGGAAAAGATCAACAAGTTGCCCAACCGGATTAAACCGCACAGGTGGGAAAAGATGGTGAAGGAGAAGTTGGAGCATGTGGAGTTGATAGAGGCACCACCCGATGCATCAACAGAGGGAAGATTTATGCAGTTGGTTGAGGCCTTCTGCACTGGACAAGCACAAGCAAGGCATCAAGATGAGTTACTGGCAGGCAAACCCTGGACAAATGAAAAACGAACATACTTTAGATCAGTCGATCTTGCTCGATTTCTGGATCAACAACATTTCCGCGAGCTTACCAACAAAGAGCAATGGGCAGCGCTTAGGCGAGCGGGTTCTTCCCACCACCAATTTAACATCAAAGGCAAGTGCGTGCAGTGCTGGTCAATAGATGAGTTTGCACAGCAGAACGAGGACTTTGCAGTGCCGCAGGTGGAGAGTGAGTTTTGAAGATTGGAATGGGCGAGCAGCGGTTGATCCTAGGAGCCCCTGGGTGTGGTAAGACCACAAGCCTTTTGAAGCTGCTGGGGCAGGAGATCGCCTTTGGAACGCCTGTTGGACGCATTGCATTTGTCTCATTCACTAGAAAAGCCGTACAAGAAGCCATTTCGCGCACATGTGAGCAGTTTGAGTATCAAAAGTCTGACCTGTACAACTTCAAAACCATCCACGCTCTTTGCTACCGAGAACTGGCGGTTAAAAAGAACGAACTGGTCACCCCTGCCAACATGGCTGAGTTTTCCAAAGTCATGCGCATGCCTTTCAGCGCCAACATAGATGATTCCACTGGCTTGGCTGCTGGCGCCACCCTTGGTGATGAGATGCTTTTCTACGCCTCACTTGCGCGGGTCAGGAGGGCGCCGTTGGAGGAGGTGTACCAAGAGCTTGCCCAACCAGCATTTACTTGGCACATGTTCAAACAAATCGCTGATGCCTATGACAGGTACAGGCAGGAGGCGGGGGTGTTGGACTTCACCGACATCTTGGAAAAGTTTGTTGCCCATGGCTCACCTGTCAACTGCGACATCGCCTTCATTGATGAGGCACAAGATTTGTCCACATTGCAGTGGGAGGTGTTGAAGGTTGCGTTCGCGCATTGCCGCTGGGTGTACATAGCAGGTGATGATGACCAAGCCATTTACTCATGGTCAGGGGCAGACATCAAGACATTCCTTGCCCTTGAGGGTGAAAAAGAGGTGCTGGGCATTTCACACCGGATGCCAAGGAGCATCTTTGACCTGTCCCAACGCATCATTAAACAAGTCAGTCACAGGTATGAGAAGGCGGTGGTGCCAAGGAATGAGGAGGGGTCGATTGAATTCCACAATGACCCAGACAGCATACCCATTGACCCAACCAAGGGCTCATGGTTGATTTTGGTGCGCAACACCTACGCCTTGTCCAACATTGAAAAGAACTTGCGCCTCATGGGTATCCCCTACATCAGGCGTCACGGCTCATGGTCAGTTAATCAAACACACCTGCAAGCAATTAGGTGCTGGGAAAAGTTGCGGAGAGGGCACTATCAGGCAGGCGTTGCTATCAAAAAAGTGTATGAGCAATTTCGTGTTGGGCATGAGGTAAAAAGAGGCTTCAAATCCCTGAGCAAGATGGAAGACAATACCACCTACACCATGCAGGAGTTGGTGGACAATTTTGGTCTGTTAACAGATGCCATTTGGCATGATGCATTCAAGGCCATCTCATCGGATGACATTGAGTACTATTTGTCCATACTTCGCATCTACGGATCGGAGGCATTTACAAGCAAACCAGAGGTGCATGTGAACACCATTCACGGGGTGAAGGGAGGGGAGGCGGAGAATGTGGTGTTGCATTTAGATCAGGCAAGAAAAACCAACCTCGAATACCTGGCAAATCCAGATGCAGAGAGGCGGGTGATGTATGTGGGAGTTACCCGTGCACGGAGGTGCTTGCACATTGTCCAGCCCCAGACCAATAGGTTTTTCCAATTGCCAATCTAGAGACGATAAAAACAATTGTTGAAAATAATCAAAAAAGTTATTGATGTATACCTTTTTTGCCATACAATGGACAGCAATGACAAAGTAAATGTCAGAAACCAGAAAGGATAGAAAGATGTCACACGCAGTAAGCAACACTTTGGAATTAGTAGATCGCCTGGGCCTCATTGAGGACCAAATTGAGCAATTACGCGAACAGCAAGAAGATTTGAAAAACCAGATCAAGTTGTTGGGTGCAGGTACATATGTGGGTGACCTGTTCACTACTACTGTTAAGCACACAGCGGAGCGCAAATCTGTTGCATGGGCAAAGGTTGCCAAAGAGCTCAACGCTCCAGAAGAACTTGTCACCAAGTACACCACAGTGACTAAAGACATTATGTCTGCAGAAACTACCCCTCGCGCAAATGTTCAAATTGTTTACTAATCTTTAAGGAAAATCATCATGGCACACGAAATCGACTTCACCACTGGCAAAGCAGCAATGGCCTATGTAGGCGAAACACCTTGGCATGGCCTGGGTCAGAAAATGGAAGCTGGCAAGACAATTGACGAATGGAAGTATGCTGCTGGCATGAACTTCAGCTTGGAGAGCAAAGATGTGCTCTTCGAAACAAATGATGGCAACATCTTGACAGTGCCTGACCGCAAGGTGCTGGTCCGCTCTGACAACCAGAAAGCACTTGGTGTGGTTTCACGCAACTACAAAGTTGTGCAACCAGGTGAGGTGTTGGAGTTTTATCGCGACTTGACTGAGAGCGCTGGTTTTCAAATGGAGACTGCTGGTGTCCTGCGCGATGGTCGCAAATACTGGGCACTTGCCAATATGGGTCAAGAGGCAAAGGTGTTGGACGACACAATCAAGGGCTACTTGTTGTTGGGCACAGCCTGTGACGGTTCAATGTCAACTGTCGCTATGTTCACAAGCATCCGTGTGGTGTGCAACAACACATTGACTTTCGCAGTTGAGGGTACCGGTGCAAACAAAGGCCAACGCATTGTCCGCATCAACCACAGAAGCAACTTCAACGAGACCAAGGTCAAGGCGCAGTTGGGTCTGGCTGCTACCTCATGGGATTCATTCATCAAGTCAGTGGATGTGTGGAGCAAGACAAAAGTTGACAATGACCAGGCGCACAATTTCTTCAGCGCAGTTTCCACCTACACCAATGAGAAAGGTGATGAGGTAGTTAGCCCCAAGACAGTTGACGCACTGTTTGACTTGTATCAAGGTCGCGGCATGGGTTCAGATTTGGAGGCAGCACGCAAGACAGTTTGGGGCCTCATCAATGCTGTGACTGAGCATGTAGATCACCACCGTGGTCGCACTGATGATGTTCGCATCGACCGTGCATGGTTTGGTGACGGTCAGACAACTAAGGAGTTGGCAGTCAACCTTGCCAACCAATTGGTAGCAGCGTAAGGAAAGGGCGGGGGTGATGAGGTATTATCTCTCCCGTCCACCTATCCGTGCTGGCAACGGTGATTCAAGGATAGTGTTGGACAAGGTACAGGCGGCAGGAGCTGCTGGCATTGACCAGAAAGATTTGGTAAGATATGCGCGGGTTGGATTTGGAATGGAGGAGAAAGACATCAACCGGCACCTCTCAGTTTTATTAAGAAAAGGATTCATCCATGTTCGGGAAGAATAAGATTATGAAAAGGGAGATTAAAGACACCTTCTGGGTGCAAGAAATCTTCTACACCATTCAGGGAGAGGGACCATTGGCGGGAATGCCAGCGGTGTTTGTCCGACTGGGTGGTTGCAACCTCCGGTGCCACTTCTGTGATACCGATTTTGAGAGTTCCACTACCTACATGACAGCGCAGGAAATTGCCGAGGCGTGCGCCGCCTACAAGTGCGATCTCGTGGTCATCACAGGTGGTGAGCCCTTCCGTCAAAACCTTCTCGACCTTTGCAATGTGTTGATAGCGGCAAACAATGTGAAGATTCAGATTGAGACAGCGGGCACTTTGTGGCAAGATGGGATGGAGGACTTGGTGGAGGCAAAACTTGTGAGCATTGTCTGTTCTCCAAAAACGGGCACTGTCCATTCTGGCTTTGTTCGTTACTGCTTTGATTGGAAGTACATTGTGCGAAAAGGCGAATGCAGTGAGGCAGATGGGTTGCCCAACATGTCTACACAAGATCACAAAGAGTTGATGCTTTACAGAGCACGCAAAGGCACTGTGTGGTTGCAACCGATGATGGAGTACCATGAAGACAAAACTGTTGATTGGGATAAGACGAAAGAGAACACTGAATACGCGGCTGCCCTTTGCATGACCCATGGGCACCGCCTAACTTTACAACTTCACAAAATGATTGGACTACCATGACTTTCAGATCCACAAAGACCTACGGGCATGAGATTGGCCTCAGCGCTTGTTTCCGTCAATGGCGGGCGAAAAGCCATTGCAACAAACTGCATGGTTACGCCTTGTCCATTAAGTTTGAGTTTGAGGCAACAGAGCTAGATGAGAACCATTGGGTGGTTGACTTTGGTAGCTTGAAAAAGTTGCGTGCCAAGCTTGAGCACTACTTTGACCACCGGACACTGGTTGCCAAAGATGACCCCAATATGGATTGGTATGTGGAGGCTCAGAAAAGGGGCATTGCAGATATCATCGTCATGGATGAGATTGGGTGTGAGAAGTTTGCAGAGTTTGCCTACGGCTTGGCCTATGAGTGGTTGAGAGAGGCGGGGTATGAGCCACGTTGCCGAGTGGTGAGTGCAGAGGTGAGAGAACACGGTGCGAATTCAGCAATTTACTTAGGAAAAGGAAACTGAAGATATGTTGAAACAAAAAGCGATGGTCATCTTGTCTGGCGGACAAGATTCGACAACCTGCTTATTCCTTGCAAAGCAAAACTACAAGGAAGTGCATGCTGTCACCTTTGACTACAACCAACGCCACAGTTTGGAGATAGAGGCAGCACGCAAGGTTGCCCGAATCGCTGGCTGTGCATCCCATGAGGTAGTGGAACTCGGTCCCATCCTCAAAGGGCGTTCACCACTGACCGATTCTTCTCAACTTTTGGAGCAATATGATGACTACGAAACTATGGACAAAATTATTGGCAACCGGGTGGAACTCACCTTCGTACCGATGCGAAATACACTCTTCTTTACCGTTGCTGCCAATCGTGCCATTGTTGCTGATTGCTTCACCCTTGTTACTGGCATATGCCAAGCTGACAACGCGAACTACCCCGATTGCACTGACGATTTTAGACTTTCGTACGAGCAAATGGCTAACGAGTCGCTGGGCATTGCTCACCTGCACCTTATCGCCCCGTTGATTGACAGCACAAAAGCGGACAGCATCAGGATGATGAGAGAGGCAGGAGGCTACGCCGCTCTTGCTTACACCCACACATCTTATGACGGCAAGTACCCACCAACGGACATGAACCATGCCAATGTGTTGCGGGCAAAGGGGTTTGAGGAGGCGGAGTTGCCAGACCCCTTGGTCATCCGCGCATGGATGGATGGGTTGATGCAGTTGCCAGGCACCGACAACTATTTGCAGAACGAAGACTTTTACAGTCAGTTGATCTACGAAATTAAGGAGATGCGGCATGCCTGATAAGTTAACTGTTGTTGCTGACCTGTTAAAAGTGGTCATTGGGGAAGACCCGAACAGGGGCGGTTTGATTGAGACACCTATCCGTGTTGCTAAAGCGTGGCAGCATTGGGCGGGCGGGTACAAGGAGGACCCAGCGGAGATACTCAAGACGTTTGAGGATGGGGCGGAGGACTATAACCAGATTATTTTGGTGAAGGATATTCCCATCTACAGTCATTGTGAGCACCACCTAGCGCCTTTCTTTGGTGTGGCTCATGTTGCTTACATCCCAGATGGAAAGATTGTAGGTCTCTCCAAACTATCGCGTGTAGTGGATGTGTTTGCTAGACGCCTACAGGTGCAAGAGCGCCTTACCAGTCAGGTGGCAAATGCCATTCAAGATGCACTCCAACCCAAAGCGGTTGGGGTCATTATTGAGTGCCGCCACATGTGCATGGAATCTCGTGGCATCCAACGACAAGGTGCCTCCACTGTAACCTCAGCAATGAAAGGGCTCTTCGAATGGGACAGATCCGCCAAAGAAGAACTGTTAGACCTGGTTCGTCGATGAACCGCATCCGTTGGTTCCTATCCCATGGACCCCACGGCTGGCTAACCAATCAAGACATAGCAGCAAGACTGCAATTGTCATCAGATCTTGTGTCCAAGTCACTTTGGGCACTGGGTGAGAAAGGGTATGTCAAAAAATACAAAGCAGGCAAGCACTGTTTGTGGATTTGGCATAAAGAGGGGCTTGAGGCAGTGCCTGGGCCTATTGATATTCCACTTTTTAAGGACTTTGAACCTATGGCAACACATAGCGCAATCCAGCTTTCAAAAGCTGACCACCTGCAGTCGCTGGGCAAGGAAACGGGGTACAAGTATGAAGGTGCAGATGCATCTTTGCTTGAACGCTTTCCCAACCCAATGAAGTTGACAGTTTCCCACCCAGGCGCACATGCCGAAACACGAATCAAAATTGTGTCGCCTGAATTCACATCGCTCTGCCCCTTGACTGGGCAACCCGATTTTGCAACCATTGTGGTGGAGTATCAGCCACGCGAATGGTGTGTGGAGTCAAAGGCATGGAAATTGTATTTGGGCTCGTTTCGTCAGACAGGTGAGTTTCACGAAGCCTGCGTGACACATATTGCTCAGGCCTTGGTTGACTTGTTGCAACCAAATTATTTGAAGGTAGAGGGGCAGTTCACACCCAGAGGTGGCATTCCCTTCTGGCCCACCTTTGAATACTGGCACGAAGGCGAGTAAGAGAGATGTCCAAGGTCAAACTTTTCTTCTCCGGCACCACCGGTGGCTCAGATGAGATGAAGCAGCGCCTTGCAAGGGCGTTCACCCATCGCCTCTGCTCCTGCCACGATGCTTATGTGAAGGAGGCGAAGATCTGGGCAGACCTGTGCAAGATAGATGGCGCTGCTATTCAAGAAATGATGTTGGATAGTGGCGCCTTCACCGCTTGGTCAAAGGGTAAACGGGTTGACTTGAAGCATTTGATTTCTGTCTACAAGAACATCATGTCCCTCATTCCCAAGCATGTGCAGGTGTGGCTCATCAACTTAGATGTGATTCCAGGATCGCCTGGGGTGACAGCGGGGCCTGAGGAAATAGCGCAAGCGATCAAAACGTCAGATGAGAACTTCAAAATATTGAAGGAGGAGTTTGGGGACATTGTGTTGCCGGTGTTTCACCAGAATGAGTCAGAGGAACGGATGTTTGAGGTTGCAGAAATGGCTGACTACATCTGTGTCTCACCTAGGAACGATTTGCCTGAATGGACTCGTGTCAATTGGTCAAACTACGTGCACCGGAAGTTGCCTGGGAAGAAATGCCACGGCTTGGCTGCTACTGGTGGCACCATGTTGAAACAAGTGCCTTGGTATTCAGTAGATTCTGCTACTTGGCTTTACACTGCTGTGATGGGTCGCGTCAACTTCAACGACAACGGCCGACTGACTGCTATTGCAACCTCTGACCAGAGCCCAGACAGGCACAATGCAGGAATGCACATCTGCAACATGCCCCCAGGCACAGCACAAGCAATCATTGACAGGGCAGCAAGTTACGGTCTGACACTCGAACAGATTGTGACCGATCAAAACGCACGACGATTGATGTCGGGGCTTGAGTTTGTGTCTTGGCACAACTCCTTACCAGAGCCTAATCACATGTTCCAAGATTCACTTTTCGAGTTATAAGATGCTAGAAACAATCAAATTGGTAGCGGGAACGGTGGCAGACAAGACCTTGGTGCCTGCCTTCAGCCACATCCACATCTACGATGGTCACATCCAGGGCAATGATGGGCGGTGCACTGCTATTGATGCTTTTTGTGAGAAGTTGAAAGGCGTCAATGCAACTGTGCCTGCATCCCGCTTTCTGCGTGCTGTCAACGCCTGCGATGGGGAACCAGTCATTACAGAGAAGAACAACAAACTGACCATCAAACGAGCTGGCTTTAAAGCTGTCTTGCCCCTCATGGCAAATGCTGACTACCCAAAGGTTGGCGGGCCACCAGAGGGAGTTGAGCCAACGCCCGTAGCACCTGGGTTCATCAAAGCACTCAAACGGATTGCACCATTTATTTCAGAGGATGCGAGTAGGCCCTGGTCCTGCTCCATTCTTGTGGACAAGACGCATATGTATGCAACCAACAATGTGGTTGTGGTGTCTGTGCCTTTTGTGTCTCCTTACACTTTTTCCTTGCCCACTGCCTCTGTGGATGAGTTGTTGCGCATCAATCAAGATCCCAAGCACATGGTGCAGAAAGATCAGAACACCTATTTCATCTACGATGGCTTCTGGTGCCGGGTGTTGCCCATGAGCCTGCCTTGGCCTGACATTGAAAAGATGCTTGCCAAGTATGACTACAACGCCTTGCCAGCCATTCCCGGACAGTTGCGGGATGCAGTAGACAAGATATCTCACTTTCATCCAGATCCTAAGTTCCCAGTGGTGGTGTTCAATGCAGATGGGGTACACACAATGGATGGGGAACACAAAGCGTCGGTTGAAGGCATGGAGTTGCCAGAGGCGAGGTTTAGGGCGGAGATGATCTGCAAGGTGCTCAATGAGGCAACCAAGATGGATCTGAGCACGTATCCAGCGCCGAGTCCTTTCACAGGCCCGGAGGGGATGCGGGGGATGATTGTGGGGGTCCGTCAATGAGACATGATTCAGTTGGATTGTTCTGGGAAGATATTGAGGTCGTCAAACCAGCCAAAGGCGGCGCGAAGCAACAAACTAACCGCGCACTACCTTCCATACCGGACACGGGCTGGCAACTGCGAGAATTCCCGAATTTAGACAGTGTGGTTCAGCTGGGTGTAGATACAGAAACCTATGACCCCAAATTGATTGACTTGGGTCCTGGGTGGGCAACGGGGCATGGGTATGTGGCAGGCATTTCCATTGCAACTATTGATGCCGCTTGGTACTTCCCAATTGCTCACACCATGGGTGAGAATCAGAACAAGGAACAGGTTATCAATTTCTTGCAAGATGTCTTGTCTGACAGAGCGCGTGAATACATCTTCGCCAACTCCCAGTATGACCTGGGTTGGTTGTCCACTTTAGATGTGCATGTGGCTGGGCCCATTTGTGATGTTCAGTTGGCAGAGCCCCTCATTGATGAGAACGCGCAGAGCTACTCACTCAATGCATTGGCAAAGAAGTACTTGGGCGAAACAAAACTTGAGAGCGCTTTGTACGACTGGTCAAGCAGGGCGTATGGTGGCAATGCAGACCGGAAACAAGCAGCCAACATCTACCGCTGCCCACCTGTACTTGTGGGCCCATATGCAGAAGCTGATGCCTCATTGCCTATCCGCATTTGGAATGCACAAAAAGAAATCTTGCAACGTGATGACTTGGTTGAACTGTTCAACCTAGAAACTGCTTTAATCCCATTGCTGTTGCAGATGAGGCGGCATGGGGTAAGGGTTGACCTTGACAAGTTGCAGGCGATTGATGACGGGCTCAGTGCACGAATTGAAACCATTGAGAAGTCGCTAGGTGGGTTGAACATCTACGCTGCTCAAGATGTGGAACGGCTTGCCAAGAGCCGCCATTTGTCTTATCCCAAAACTGCCAAAGGCGCCCCCTCATTCAGGTCTGACTGGTTGGAGAAGAACATACCAGAAATTGCTGAATGCCGCAAACTCACCAAAGCGCGTGACACCTTCCTCCGCTCTTACATCACCAATTCACACATAAATGGACGCATACATGGACAATTTCATCCACTTCGCTCTGATGAGTCTGGGACTGTTTCTGGTCGCTTCTCTAGTAGCACTCCTAACCTACAAAATATTCCAGCGCGCGACCCCGAACTGGGTCCGCTTATACGCTCTCTGTTTGTTCCTGATCTTCATCATCCTCGATGGGGATCCTTCGACTACAGTCAGATCGAATACCGGATGCTCGTACACTACGGAGCAGGGGAGACAGCAGACCTTGCCCGCAGTCAGTACAGAACGAATCCAGACACTGATTTCCATGCGTTTGTGAGTGAGTTGACAGGGGTGCCACGAAAGGAAGCCAAGTCAATCAACTTTGGCTTGGTGTATGGGATGGGCGAAAAGGCGCTGGCTGCTAACTTGGGGCGAGAGCTTGCTGATGTAAAACCACTCTTCAATCAATACCACAGCACTTTTCCCTTTGTCAAAGACATCTACAACCTCGCAAGCCAACGGGCGTCACAAAGGGGATTCATCAGGACGTTTGCAGGTAGGTATTCAAGGTTTGACATGTGGGAACCAACGAGTGCGAAGGATGAGTTTGAGGCGCTGCCGTATGAGGCCGCCAAAGAGAAATGGGGCAACAAGATCAGGCGTTCATTTACCCACAAAGCACTTAACCGCCTCCTTCAAGGTTCTGCCGCTGACCTCATCAAAATGGCAATGGTCAAACTGCAGGCATCGGATGTGTTGAATGACATTCCCATGCTGTTGACAGTGCATGATGAGTTGTGCTTCTCCATTCCTGAGGGCAAGGAGCAAGAGGTGGAAGAAATAGAACGCATTATGACTCAATCCATTGAAGGGCTGAGGGTGCCGTTGTTGGTGGATGCAGAGTTTGGTCCTTCATGGGGTGAGGTGAACTGACAATGGCTGGAATCAAATGCATCACATGCGGTGGGTTGACAAGGGTTGCTTTTTCCGCGCCCAAAGACAATTTGCAATGGAGGCGCAGGTATTGTTTGAGTGACGATTGCCTTGACCGCTTCTCTACCTATGAAGTGGAGGCAACATTCCTGCGCAAACTCATCAAGCGCGCATCCATAAGGTATGTGGATGAGGGACAGTTTGTGTTGCGAATGGAAGACCCAGAATTGATGCTGCCCAAGGATGCAGAAAAGGCACATAAAAGGCACGCAAAGTTTGCTGCTGCAGAGGAAAAAAGAAAAACACAGAAAGAAAATAGAAAGACGCATGTAAGAATGAGCGCAAGAGAGGCAAAAAAACTTTTACAAGAAAAAACAAAAACACTTGTTGACAAATGAAAAATACCATACAATTAAATCTCACATCAACAGAAAGGATAGAAAGAAATGAAAAAGTCAATGCAATTCACACGCGGTGGTCAACGCAATGGCACAGGCCTTGTGGGGTATGTGGAGACAACGTATGAGGACCTCATTGAGGCTTTTGGTTTGCCGTATGAGCGCAATGGGGACAAGACGACATGCGAATGGGTTCTCACATTTGGCGATGGTCAGGTGGCAACGATCTATGACTGGAAGATGCCAAGAACACCCCTGGGCAAGTACATGTGGCACATTGGTGGTAAGGATGCATCAGTGGTTGACCGTATTGAAACCCATGTGCTGATGGTGACAATATGAACACTTGGCCTTTCCCCCCATTTCCCAACCCGAAGGACAAAGGCAACCGCCCTGTCCCCTTTAACCCAGACAATTATGAGGAGGCGCCAGTTTGGATACCTTAGACACCTTGTTGACCATTGTTGGCCTATTGGGCTGTGTGTTTTTGCTTTGGGATGTCTACAAATGAATCCTGATTCACCTGCAACCATTAAAGCCATTAGGCGTGCGCTTAGGAAGACAGAGGATGGGATGACCATTAGGGAGTTGGAGGGGGTGACGGGGAGGGCGTATGCAAGCATCTCCAACATCATTCGCCAGATGCCTGATGTCTACATTGATAGGTGGCAACAGCCATTGAAAAGGGGTGGTGGGTATGCCGCTGTTTACGTTCTGGTAAAGGTGCCAGAGAATTGTCCAAAACCACAGAAAGAGGAGTAAAAAGATATGAGCAGAATTACAGCAGGACCAGGCGATGAGGCAACATGGGGACCATGCACCGGGCATCCCAATGACCCGCGGACAGAAGACAGTAATGTGTTTTTAGTCAACGGCGTTGAGTATGACTTGGACGATTTGAGTGCGAATGAAATTGCAGAGCTGCTTGAGGCGGGGGAGAAGGTGGTAGAGGCGGCAGGCATTGATTGGTATGGTCTGATTGATTTAGCGGGTGACTACATCAAGAGCACACTCAAATGAGGAAGCGGCAGATAATGGCGGTGTTGGCCGCCAAAGAATTGTTGCGCGATGGGTACATTGAAAAGGCCTATGAGGTGTTGGATGACATTGGGCAGTCAACAGAGCTTGAAGTCAAGACACAGCAGGAGTTTTACGATGAGTTGCGGAACGCAGTGATTGAGGAGGTAGCCAGAGAGATAGAAAAGTTCAAGGCGTTTGGCAACGACACCATCAGCAGTTTTGCAATCTATATCAGAGAAATGAAAAAATGAGCTTCAGATCAACAACCGTCAAATACATCAAAGAGGTGTTGAGGGCTAGGACGATTCACGAAGTCATTGCCGCCGAACTGCGTGAAGCACACCTACGCAAGCTGGAAGCTGAGACTGCGGCTGAGTATGCGAATGCGGCAATACAGTACAACGAACAACGCATTGCACGGCTGATGGCAAGACTGACTGAGCACACAGAGGAGGGAGACTACACATGACACAAGAAGCATTGAAGCTGGCACTTGATGCGTTGGAAAACGCTGTTAGATATCACGGCATCATGTTTATGTCCGATCCGCCACAAGATGCGTGGAAATATCACAAGGTTGAAGACAAAGCAGACAAAGCCATCACCGCCATTAAAGAAGCCTTGGCACAGACTGAGCAAGAGCCTCTAAAGATATTTCAATACAACTGCACTTGCGGCAGAACAATGAAGTTTGAATCAGTGCATGGTGTCGTTGCACCACAGCGCACAGAGCAGAACTTTTGCTCACGATGCGGGAAGCGAGTGGGTGGCATAGACAGCATTCATACTTGCACACCACCAATGGAGATGAACACATGAAATACGAAGACATCAAATACTTCTCTCAACGCTGTGAAGAACACCCTGACCATCAAAGCGGAATGATTAGCAACTCAATGATTCAACAGAGGTTGCATGAAGAAATTGACGAACTGCGTGAGTACATTGAACAGCTTCAAGGAGAAGAACACATGAACACTTGTCCAAACTGCGGAAAGGTAGCAGGTCTTCACTCAAGCATATTGCAAGGGTGTATGTGTCAATACTCAATGCAAGCGCCAGCACAGCGCACAGAGCAAGAGCCACCCAAGTATTCGTTCAAGGCGTATTGGGAAAAAGACGGACGCATCGGCGTGGTTGCCTGCATTGAAAGACCGGATGGTGGGGTGCATTTGATGAGTGAAATCTTAGACCTGCCGCCTTCTACAGAACCGCAATATACGCCTGAGCATCAAGCCAGAATTGCCGCTTTCAAAGAAGCAATGCGCACTACAAAGGAGAAGAATACATGAGTTACATAGTGGCAGCATTGCCGCCCATCAAATGCTTTGTGAAGCGGGAATTCCTTTACAACTTTCAAAAGGGGCATGGTGAATTGGAGCCAGCCATTTGGGTGAGCCTTAAGGCGTTGAGGGGGCAGGTGTTTCGCATTGAATCGTTGCTGCCAGCGTATGGTGCGCTGTACGACAAGTTGCCTATCCATGCCTATGTTTGGCACACAGAGGATTCGCAGGGTCCTTACTTGCCCATTGACACCTTACAACTGTGGGACTGTATGGGATACAGGTTCACCATCATTGAGAAGATTGGTTTGCGCAATCTGGGTGTGAAGTTCTTGGGCAAAGACAAGCAATGGCACTTTGGGCAGTACATGTTTACAGTTGATTTCTGCGCTGATGGCATGGATTTGGACACAGGGTTTACAGAGCAGGCAGAGGAGCATAAGTCGTTCAACTGGATTAAGCTGGACAATGGACAGTTTGCCTGCCAACCCAACAACCGTTGCCTTTGGTATGACCAATCATTGATAGCAGCGGAAACCAAGTTTCCAGATTTTCAGGCAGCACAGGTTTTTTGGTCGGTAGATGGGACACGGAAATGGGCGGCAGGCGATGATTGGTTCTACGATATACAGGAGAAAAGCATATGAGTGAAATGACAAAAGTAATGGACGATTTGGATGCGCAGATAGATAAAGTGTTGCAGGAACAGACGATGATGCGGACGCAGATTGTGGTGTTGCAACAGGCGTTGGAGGCGGCGTATTCAAAGGGGTATGCCGATGGGTTGCAGGTTGGGTTAGAGATTAAAGGAGTACAGTAGAGATGAGAACAGTTATATTGCTTTGCGCCTTTGTGAGCGCATGTTCGTCCACACCACCTGCCCCTGCGCCTGTGGTGTACCGGGAGCCACCACCCAAGCCATCACATTTCCAAGAAATGGTGGTGCAGAGAGAGGTGCATCCGATGGACAGGTCAGCGTCGATAGAGGCAGTGCAGGAGTGCAGGAACAGCAACATGCGCCCCCGCATGATCTACAGCCACACCATGCTCAATGGTCAACGAGTGCCAGTGGTCATAGATGTGATTTGTTCAGCAGTTGAGATTAGAAAAAATGATTGAGACAATCAAAACATTCTTTGGCAAGGTGAGAGGGCAGCATGGGGCAAGGCGCACAGTAATAGAGGAGGGGCAGTTGTGGCGCTGTACTCAATGCAAAATGATCTTTCTCAACAAAAGAGCGGCAGATGAGCATCCATGTATGGAGGGGAAGGTATGACACTTATAGAAGCAGTGGCATCAGTTGGCATCTTTGTACTCATGGTGTCAGGGGTTGCCTTTTGGGTGTGCTTGGTGGCTATTTTGTTGGCAATGAATAAGGAAAAGCCAGATGTCAGAAAAGTTATTGTGGAACCGTTTGAGGGATATCGTCCGCAAACAAGATTTGCCGGGAAGATGGGAGAGGGTGGAGAACGGGGTGATTGATGGTATGCCAGATGCCAACTTTTGTGTGAAAGGGATGGAGGGATGGATAGAGCTTAAACATGGTAAGGTGCCCGCCAAAAAGGAAACTATAGTGTTCAAAAGTCAGCGTGGATTGACACAGGAACAGGTCAATTGGCACTTCAATCAGACCAAAAATGGCGGCAAAAGTTGGGTTTTAGTGCAGTTGGATACCCGTTTTTTTGCAATTCCTGGCAGTTTGGCAGGCGAAATCAATCAATATTCCATGGTTGAGATGGTGAATTGGGAGGTGGAATTGAGGGCATTTATGTTAAGTCTTTGTGAGGGGTTTGAGGCCGTTTCATATAAATCAAGCATTTAGTGATGGGTGGGGAAAGTTTTTTAGTGGTTTATACACGTGAAGAAAGAGAACACCAATTATTTTTTTTTCAGAAAAAAGTTGAAAATGCTAATATGCTAATAATATGCACGGAAACAAAGATTATTTGCTAATAGCAGTACTAATAAATGCTAATAAGTACTAATATGTTACTGATTGCTAACAATGGCTTAGCTGCAACGCTTTTTCTTGTGGTGATATAAAAAATTTTATGGTTTGGTTCACGTACGTGTATAAGGTGGTAGCAATTTGTTTGAAGTTGTAGTTATAATGGCACGAAATTAACTTCACACCTTTTGTCGTATGGATAAAATGCCACCTGACTTGAAGCCAGCTGCTTCACTACTATCTGCTGCTACTCCTGGCATCCCAGCTGCGCGCACATCCAAGCGCAAGACACAGCAAGACACTTGGGAATCCATCATTGACAAGTTTGGTGATCCATTGACTGAGCTTGCCGAAATCGCTTTTGACAAAAACCTTCCTGTTGCTGTTAGGAAAGATGCGCTGAAAGAGGTTGTCCAGTATGGGCACTCCAAGCGCAGGTCGATAGAGGTCACAGGTGCTGATGGAAACCCAATTGAGGTTCGCCTAAAGCTGATAGATGAGATCTCCCAAGCAATGAGCAAACTGAGCGGCAAGTGACAGTAGCCATTGACCCAAACAACTTAGACAGCTCACTTGCTGAGTTGTCGGTGTTTGATCTGACGCTGTTGGCATGGCGCATGAGATGGCTAGCAACAGCAAGGGACAATCAACGAACACCTGCTGGTGATTGGGATGTCTGGTTGATCTTGGCAGGCCGAGGGTTTGGGAAGACAAGGACAGGGGCGGAGGACACCGCTTGGTATGCTACCCAACACCCAGGTTCCCGTTGTTCCATCATTGCACCAACCTCTGGTGACATTCGAGACACCTGCATTGAGGGTGAATCAGGCATGCTGTCTGTGCTACCTGAAACCATCATCAGGTCCTACAACCGAACGATATCAGAAATCATTTTAGAGAATGGATCAGTCATCAAAGGTTTTTCAGCACAGGAACCAGATCGACTTCGTGGCCCACAGCATCACCGTGTGTGGTGCGATGAGTTGGCAGCATGGCAATATGCAGATGAGACATGGGACATGATGAAGTTTGGATTGCGCCTGGGCGAACACCCACAGGTAGTAGTCACAACCACTCCAAGGCCTATTGAGTTGGTAAGGAAACTTATTAAGGATGGAGAGAAGAAGAAAGGCTCTGTCTATGTGACTCGCGGGTCAACCTATGAGAACAAAGACAACTTAGCCAAGTCATTCATTGACCAGCTGTCGCAGTATGAGGGCACACAGTTGGGAAGACAAGAGATCTATGCTGAGGTCATAGACCCAGAAGAGTCAGGCATAGTGAAGAGAAGCCAGTTCAAGTTATGGCCTGCAGACAAGCCATTGCCAGGCTTCGAGTACATAGTCATGTCGTTGGACACAGCGTTCACTGAAAAGACAACGGACAAAAAGACACATGACTCAGACCCAACAGCATGCTCTGTCTGGGGATTGTTCCGGCATGACAAGCGACCGAACTTCCTGTTACTTGACTGCTGGCAAGATCACCTTGGGTTGCCAGACCTCATTGAACGGGTAAAGAAAGAGTATAAAGTCAAATACGGAGATGAGGATTTAAGGCCCATGATTCAACCATTGGTTGGTCCTAAGCAATCACTCCTAGGTGGCAAGTCAGTTGACCTGCTGGTGATTGAGGACAAAGGGTCAGGGATTTCTTTGAGACAGATGCTTGCGCGTGAAGATATCTTGGCATACCCTTATAATCCAGGCAGGGCAGACAAACTTCAGCGACTGCATGCCGTATCTCACCTTTTTGCTCATGGACATGTCTGGGTAGTGGAATCGGAAAAGCGTCCTGGCATGCCACGCTCCTGGGCAGATCCTTTAATCACTCAGGTTTGCAGTTTCCATGGTGAAGGTTCAATCAAGCATGATGACTTTGTTGATGCTACTACTCAAGCCCTCCGCCTACTTGCTGACCGCAACCAAATGGCTGTCACCTTGCCCGTCAAAGAAGCTAGACCTCGCAAGCCAGTGATCGCCCGCCATAACCCATACGCCGCATAAAGGACACAGCAAATGGCTGACACAGACGACACAATGGAAGACCAACTGGGCGAGATGATGCCCATTGAGAACGATGATGAAGATGTGAAGGACACAGAAGATGGTGGTGCAATGGTTAAGATTAGCCAAGCACCATTGCTTGGTGAGTCAGAGTTTTATGCCAACATAGCAGAGGACATGCCAGAGGGCGAACTTGCCATCATAGGTGCTGACTTGTGTGAGTTGGTTGAGAAGGATAAAGAGGCGCGGAAGCGTCGGGATGAGCAGTATGAGGAAGGCATTAGGCGAACAGGTTTAGGTGATGACGCCCCAGGTGGCGCCTCATTCACCGGTGCATCCAAAGTAGTGCATCCCATGCTGACAGAGGCATGCGTTGACTTTTCTGCTCGGGTGATGAAAGAGATCTTTCCACCCACAGGTCCAGCTCGCCAAGACATCATTGGCAGTGTGACTAAAGACAAGTACAAGAAGGCAGAACGCATCACCAAGTTCCTCAACTGGCAAATGACCAAACAGATGCCAGAGTTTAGAGCAGAGCTTGAGCAGATGTCCACCCAAATGCCGTTGTCTGGTGTGCAGTACATCAAACTCACATGGGACCAAAAACGCAAACGCCCATTGCCCATGTTCGTCTCATCAGACGACATTTTGCTGCCATTTGCTGCTACCAACTTCTACACAGCAGAACGCAAGACGCATGTGCAGTACATCACCAAGTTGGAGTATGGTCAACGGGTGAAGTCAGGCATGTACCGAGACATCGAGCTGACTCCTGAGCCCCATACCCCAGAAGTATCTAAGGCAGAGACAGCAAATGACAAAATAGAAGGACGCCAGTCAGATGGGTATAACACCGATGGCTTGCGAACCATTTTCGAGATTGCTGTTTACTACGATGTGGAAGATGACACAGATGGTCCAGCCCCATACATCATTTCAGTAGACAAGAGCACACAAAAGGTGCTAGCCATCTACCGCAATTGGGAAGAGGAAGATAAGTTGATGGATGAGCTGATGCACATCATCGAATTCCCATTTGTTCCATGGCGCGGAGCTTACCCCATTGGCCTGACTCACATGATTGGTGGTTTGTCAGCAGCATCCACTGGCGCTTTGCGCTCTTTGCTTGACTCAGCCCATATCAACAACTTCCCAGGCCTACTCAAACTCAAAGGTGGCTCTGGTGGGCAGACAGACCGGATTGACCCAACTGAGGTGCATGAGATAGAGGGCTCGTTTGGGCAGGATGACATTCGCAAAGTAATGATGCCCATGCCATTCAACCCACCCTCTGCTGTACTATTTCAGTTGATGGGCTTTTTGATTGACGCAGGCAAAGGCGTAGTCAGAACGACATTTGAGGACTTAGCGGACAGCAACGCCAACACACCTGTTGGCACTACACTTGCGCGCATGGAACAGGGCATGACTGTGTTCTCTGCCATCCACATGCGAGTGCATGACGCGATGGGTCGCTTGTTAAATGTCCTCTACCGCATCAACCGCTTCTACATGGATGAGCAAGAAATCTATGATGACGCGGGTGAGCTGCTGGCGTATCGCAAGGACTTTGAAGGCCCAATGAATGTGGTGCCCGTATCTGATCCCAACATTTACAGTGACACTCAGCGCTTTGCTCAGGTGCAAACGATAGTTCAGCGTTCAGATACTCACCCAGGCTTGTACAACGCGCGTGAAGTTGAAAAGATGTTGCTGAAGCAACTCAAAGTGCCTGACGGTGAATCTTTGCTCCTGCCACAGCCTGAAGTAAAAGAAATGAATGCAGTCAATGAAAATGTGGCAGCTAGTATGAGTAGACCTGTTGCAGCATTCCCAGAACAAGATCACCTTGCCCACATCCAAGTGCACCTTGACTTCTTGACCAGCCCTGTGCTCGGGGCAAGCAGAGTAGCAGCACCCACAGCCATTCCCATCCTACTTGAGCATTTGCGGGAGCACATGGTGCTGTGGTATGTCAGTAGAATGGTGGATGTGGCATCAGAAGCTGCTGGTCAACCCATTGAGAAGCTGCTGGTCAAGGCAAGCACAGAGGAGAAGAAAGCTTTCGACCAAGTCATGGCAGCGGCAAGTCAATCAGTGGTGAAGGAAGTCAACGAATCATTGCAAGCATTGCCGCCCATCATCGAACAGGCAGTGCAGGTTTTGCAATCCATGGCACCTCCCAACATGGGCGATCCCAAAGCGGACATTGCCAAACAGGAAGTGGAACGCAAACAGGCAGCAGATCAGGCCAACATGGCAATCAAGCAGGCAGAAATGGCAGACAAGCAAGAAGAGCGCCAAGCGTTGCTTGCCATGGAACAGCAGCGTCAACAAGCAGAATTGGCACGCGAACAAATGCGCCAACAGGCAGAAGATGCACGCAACGATGTAGACAACCAAACCCGCATCTTCACAAACTCAGAAGACAACCAAACTGCCAAGCAATTGGCGGCACTTGAAGTTCAGAGTGGCGAGAAAATTGGCTACTCAACCGGCACAGGCATCAACCCCAATCCTTAAGGAGCTATCATGGAAGCAGTCAACTTACACAAACAAATGGCAATGGGTAAAAGCTACCCAACAAGTATGTCAGGATCAGGCAAAGACCCAGCACCTACACCTGCCAAGCCTACAGGCACAGCAAAACAATTTCCTAAAATGTCGAAGAGTCAAGCAGCAATGCCAGCCAAGCGCGCAACAAGCGGCGGTTGATACATGTTTGCTAGGCTCATCGGTCTGCTGAAAGAAGAGCAGAACAGTGTTGCTCATCGTGCCCTGAAAGTTCCACCGGGGCCGGACAAGAGCGTAGAGTTTGAGTACGGGAAGTCAATAGGTTACTACCAAGGCCTTGAAGCTGCCCTCTCAAAAGTGGAGCAAGTCTTGAAAGATCAAGACGAGCGTGATTTTTAACCCAGCAATCGGAGAAGCGAATGCTACTTGAAGTACCTTTGTCAATGTCGTATGACTCTCTAGAAGATGCCTTCCCCACTGTGGATCCTGGCATCATCCCATTTGGTTCACGGGTCATGGTGCAAGTTCGCCGTGCCAAGTCGCAAACAAGTGGTGGGATCTACATCCCAGAAGAAGCCCGCAAGACCGAAGCCAGCAACACGCAAGTGTCCAAAGTTGCGCTTGTAGGTCCATTGGCTTTTAAGAACCGCAACACCATGGACATGTGGCCTGAAGGCGCTTGGTGCAACCCAGGCGATTTTGTGCGTACACCCAAGTATGGCGGTGACAGGTGGACAGTGAAGAATGGCGATGAAGAAATTGAGTTTGTGATTTTCAACGACCTCGACATCATCGGCAAAGTCACTGGTGACCCCACCAAAATCCGTGCGTTTATCTAAAAGCTGAAAGGAGCTTGAAATGAATAAGAAAGCACAAGACGATGTGTTAGAAGAGATTGATGATGATGACCTGGATGAGCAGGAGCAGCAGGCATCGAAGACAAAGGAACAAGAGTTAATTCCGGTTGATGAAAAGCCAGAAGTAGATGATGATGAGGAAGATCGTCGCTTAGCACCTGACAATGAGGATCGGGAAGACCTGCGTAGGCGCAGGCGTGAAGAAAAAGCTGACCGTGCCCAAAGGCGCAAACTCGCCATTGAGCGGGACAAAGCGGAACTTCAATACCTAAAACAGCAGAATGAAGAACTCATGCGCCGAATGCAAAGCATTGAGCACAAGAGCGCAACTTCTGAGTATCTTTCATTGGATCAGCAGTTGAAACAGGTGCAGGAGGAGGCGAAGGCAGTTGAGCACATCATTGCAAGAGCGGTAGAAGCTGGTAATGGTGATGACGTTGCCAAGGCAATGCGCATTCGAGATGAGACAAAGGACAAGCTTCGTCAACTTGAACATGCCAAAAGCAACTTCAAAAATCCAACCACTCAGCCAACTCAAAACACCCAGCCACAGGCCTTAGCCACTCAGTTGGCACAGGACTGGATGAAAATGAACCCTTGGTATAAGCCAAACTCTGGTGATGAAAAGTCAGACAAAGTTTTGAAAATTGACCAAGGCATGGCGAACGAAGGATATAATCCCAACACATTGGAGTACTGGCGAGAGCTGGATAAACGAGTGGAAGCATTAAATGATGACAACATGCAACGGTCAGGCAGAAGAGGTCCACCCCTTGGCTCTAGCCGTGAACATGCCCCACGCAGTACTCGCAACGAAGTATACGTGTCTCCAGAACGGAAGCAAGCAATGATTGATGCTGGCGTCTGGGACGATCCTACCGCAAGGCAACGCTACCTCAAGCAGTATGCCAAGTGGGATAAAGAAAATTCAACTCGCTGAAACTAAGGAGTGAGCACCATGACCGATGAACGACTGAAGAAAACTTCCGATCCCGCACGCGAATCCAGGGCAGCGTTAGACCGCGCAGCCAAAGAGGCAAGGGAATTGTCGGACGACGATAGAGTCGAAATGTTTAGGCAGCAGTTCTTCCAGAGCGCATTGCCTGATTTACCAAAAATCCCCGGTTACCACAGTTGCTGGCTGACCACTACAAACCCACGTGATTCCATTCAAGGTCGTATGCGTCTCGGCTACGAACCAATCAAGCCTGAAGATGTTCCGGGCTGGGAATACGCCACGATCAAGACTGGCGAATACTCGGGTATGGTAGGTGTCAACGAAATGCTAGCCTTTAAACTCCCGTTGCGTCTCTATGAGACCTACATGACTGAAGCACATTACAGCGCACCCCTGCGCGAAGATGAGAAACTTCAAGCCATGGTGGACCAGATGAAGGATGGCATTATGGCTGCTGGTGGAAGCATTATCGAGGGTGATGGTATGCAGGACTTGCGTAAAGCACCGGGTAAGCCAGTTTTTACTGACTAACTCAAAACCTCGAACGACATTCTCTTAAAGGAAACAAACATGTCGAATACTGTAAATGCACCTTTCGGGCTTCGTCCCGCTTACCACCCCAGTGGTTCTGTGCGTCCACAGGCTTTCACATTGACTGATAACTATAGCGCCACATTGCTACAGAATCAGCCTGTGAAACTTGCAGCCGATGGAACACTGGCTCCCGCAGCAATTGGTGACCCCTTCATTGGAACATTCCAAGGTGTTGAGTTCACCGACTCTGACGGTCGTCGTCGCGTATCGAACAAGTGGATTGCTAGCACAACTGGCACTCAAATTGTTGCTTATGCAACTACTGACCCAATGATTGTTTATGAGATTCAGTCAAACGCTGCTATCGACGTAACCAACATAAGCAACCAATTCAACACAGGTACAATTACCGCTGGTTCAACAACCACTGGTTTGAGTGCAGTTGTTTTGGATGTTAGCACTGTCACTACGTCAGCTAGCGCGCAAATGCGTCTGATCGGCATTACACCCGGCCCAGATAACGCATTCGGTGATACTTATGTGATCTGTCAAGTCGAGATCTCCGAGCATCAATATGTTGCTGATAAAGTCGCGTTCTAAGGAGTAACAGACATGAAACAAAAACTTTTGTCCGTGTTTAACACGGTTAGTACTAGCACCAAAAACTTCCTTTGGAGTTTAGGCCAAAAACTGAGCGACATGCTCTTTGGACACATGGTCCGAAGTGGCATGATCCTGTGCGCTGTTCCAATGCGTTCCACGGATTTCCGCTCAATTGTTGAACCAATTCTGAATGAAGAGTTTGATGGCATTTACGACCAACGCGCCGATGAGTGGAAGCAAGTCTTCTCAGAGCGTCGCGGTATTCCCCGTAATTACCATGAAGAACCCGTCCTGTACGGCTTTGGTGCAGCTCCTGAGTTGCCCGATGGCATGCCTGTCACCTATCAAGCAGGTGGTGTGCTGTTCAATGCTCGCTATGTCTACAAAGTCTACGGCTTGGCTTTTGCCTTGACCAAAGTCTTGGTTGAAGATGGCGATCACATTTCCATCGGTCAAACCTACGCCAAACACTTGGCACAATCGTTGATTGAAACCAAAGAAACTCTTTGCGCCAACATTTTGAACCGTTCCTTCACCGGCGGTGCTTATGTTGGTGGTGACGGTGTTGCATTGGTTGCTAACAACCACCCCATTGCAGCTGGTACCTTCAGCAATTTGCTGACAAGCGCTGCTGCTTTATCACAAACCTCACTTGAACAGATGCTCATTCAAATCCGCAACGCAGTTGACAACAACGGCAAGCGTATTCGTTTGAACCCTGAGAAGCTGGTTGTGAGCCCCTCCAACGTCTTCCAAGCTGAAGTGTTGTTGAAATCGGTGTTGCGTACAGGTAACGCAAACAACGACATCAACCCAATTAAGTCAATGGGCATGTTGAATGGCGGTCAAGCAAACCTGTCTCGTCTGACTTCAACCACCGCATGGTGGGTGCAGACAGACGCAAAGGTTGGCCTGCAATTGATGATGCGCCGTGCTTTGGAAAAATCTATGGAAGGCGATTTCGAAACCGACTCCATGCGTTACAAAGCAACAGAGCGTTACATTCCAGGTTGGACAGATCCTCGTACCGTTTACGGTACCTCCGGTCTGTAATTAAATTGCTAGGGGCTTCGGCCCCTAGCTCCCAACAAGGAGAAACGCAATGTCTACACCAAGTTTGACTCACACTTACTTCGGTTCCACTTTGGTGGCCGGAGATGCGTTGACAGAAGCCGCCAATGGTGGTTATGCTACGCTAATGCAGACAATTTCGTTGACAAGTACAGCTGACGGTTTGGCAGTTAGTGGGTCAATTTCGATTCCCGCTGGCTCTCAAATCGTTAACTTTTTTGTTGACACATTGACTGCACCAGTGGCAGGTGCTGGTACAGCAACTACTGCGCCAATCACAATTGGTACAGCAGCAGCTGGCACACAGTATCTGTCTAGCACCAACTGCTTTACTGCAGGTCGTACAGCTTTGGCTTTCACAGCAGCACAAGTGACAGCAATGTCAAATGTCAGCACCAACACCTCAGTATTTGCAACTGTTGATCCCAACGGAACAATTGTGACTACACAAGGTGTGTGGCTAGTGACTGTTGTTTACGCAATGAAGTAATGGGAAGGGGCTAACCATGCCCCTTTTCTTTTAGGAGCTATAGATGGCAAACACACTGACAACTCAGACAATCCTTGATGGCGAGCGTCTTGCCATTATCAAGGTCACAGGTTTCGTTGATACAACAGAAACAGCCGTAGTCAAAGTTGATGTATCTACACTAAACCCACAAGGCGCGTTAGCCTGCACCGGTTGTAAACTCAATCGAGTTTGGGCACAAACTCATGGTTGTGAAGTACAAATGCTTTGGGCTGCTACTACACCTTTGATGATTATTACTTTGCCCCAAAACACTAACTACTTCATGGACTACAGTATGTTTGGTGGGATACCCAATAACTCAGGCACAGGTAAAACAGGAGATATTTCGTTTACCACCATGGATGTTGGTGCCGGTGACACCTATTCAGTTGTGATGGAAGTCATTAAGACTTACAGCTGACCATGGCATACGTAACGATACCCAGTTTACCTTCAGGCACAGCCTTAACAGGGCTTGAGCAATTTGAGGCAGTGCAGTCAGCAACCTCTGTCAAATTGACAGCGACGCAGATCAAGACTTTTACAAGCACACAACCCAACTTCACCGTTGATGATGGCGTCACCAATGGCGTCACCAATGTGGTGACCATTACCCATTCAACAACTGGCACGCCTGCAATTGGTATTGGTACCGGGCTTGCATTTGCAACTGAATCGTTGTCGGGTGTACAGACAAGCTCTGTCATTCAATCTGTGTCTACCGACCTTACTGCGCCCAATGAGGCGTTCGATGTAGTGGTCCGGACGCTTGGGGGCACACTTACTGAGGTAGCCCGCATAACTTCAACCAAGCGGTTGGGTGTGGGCACAGCAAGTCCTGCAACAGCGGTGCAAGCAGTCACAGATGACGCAAACAACAACACAGTAACTGAGGTTATCAGGGCAACGCACACCACATCAGGTGTCCCAGGTGCTGGCATTGGCACAGCAATTGGGTTTCAAACAGAGACAGCAGCTGGCAACAATGAATTGGGTGCTACACTTTCTGCAGTCACAACCAGTGTGAGTTCAGGTGCGGAAGACTTCCAACTAGCAGTCAACTTGATGAGCAGTGGGGCAGCGGTAGCTGAGGTTGCAAGGTTTACACAAGACAAGAAGTTGGGCATTGGCACAAGCACACCCGGTGCTGCTATTGAAGCAGTGGTTGATGATGCTTCAACCAACGCCATTAGTTCTGCAGGCCGCTTTTCGCACACAACCAGTGGAACACCTGCTGTAGGCATTGGCACAGCAATTGATTTTCAAACAGAAACAACCAGTGGCACCAATAAATTAGGCGGTGCCATTTACACTACTGCAACCGCTGTTACCCTTGGCTCTGAAAACTTTGACATGGGCCTTGCTGTTATGCAACAAGGCGTGGCGAGTACAGAGGTCATGCGCTTGAAAAGTGGCACAGCGACAGAAACCGCGCGTGTGGGTATCAATACAACCACACCTGCAGTCACCCTGCAACCTGTGCTGAATGACACAGCAACAAACACAGTCAGTTCAATGCTTCGCCTGACGCACACCACCAGTGGTGTGCCGGCAATTGGAATTGGCAATTCTATTGAACTAGAAACTGAGACATCCAATGGTGTCAATGAAATAGGCGTTGTGTTGTCTAGTGTGGCAACAGCTGTAACGCTTGCATCTGAGGCATTTGACTTTGTCATTGCCACTATGAGTGCTGGTGCAGCAGCAACTGAAAAGTTGCGTGTTGGTGACTTTATCACCTCAGCCGTTCCATTGGGTGTGGGCACTACTGCAGACACAATTGGTTGGCTACACATTGCTGCTGGTACAGCAACAAGGGCGCCGTTTGACTGGGACCCAGGTACCCTACTGACCACTACCTTTCAAGGGGCGCAAGAGTTTGATGGCACCTCCATGTACTTCTCACCTCAGGCGTTGCAACGCGGTTTGATTCCAAGCATGCAGACATATCAGCTTGGTGCCGACTACACCGCTAACGGTGCAATTACTACAACGCAAACGCTATTCAACAAAGCGGTAAGTGTGGCAGCGTCAACACGTTACGCCTATGAGCTTAACTTTACTGTCACCAACACAGCAGCGACAGCAAAAACCTTTCAGTACGCACTCGCTGGTACAGCAACATTGGCAGCGCACGACTACGAGTCAATTGCCATGTTTGCGGCTTCTGCAGTAACTCCGACAGCATCCACATTGATGCAAAACAGGATTACCTCTGGTTTTGCCACTTTGGTGTCAATCTCTGCTGCCTCAGGAGCAGCAGCGGGTGCTTTTGTGTTGCGAATTCGTGGAACATTCGATATTTTGGCAGGCGGACAGGGCACCGTCAACTTCCAATTTGGTTTGACAGCAGTAGGCACAGTGGTAACCGTCATCGCAGGATCAAACGCGCAAGTGTGGCCTTTGAGCCCTATTTCAGCAATCACAACAGACACAAGCATCGGCTCTTGGGCCTAATTAGGAGAACATCATGGGAAAGACAGCATACGGTGAATACACTTTTAATAAACCAACAGAGCGGGCAAGCATGCCAGGTTACGCGCATGGTGGCAAAGTTGATGCGCCTACACCAATGAAAAAAGGTGGCAAGGCAAAGGCAAAAGCCAAGGCAGCACCCAAAGGTGTGATGAAAAAAGAAGTTGCCATGCTTCGAAAAGTTGAGATGCCTGAAACCATGGCAGCGCCTATGTCGCCTCTTGCCGCAGCAGCCCCCATGGCACCTCCCGGCATGATGAAAAAAGGCGGCAAAGTGCATGAAGATGTGAAAATGGACAAGGCAGCGATGAAAAAAGCCGTTCATAAGCATGAATCACACATGCACCCAGGCAAGCCTATGACTAAATTGAAAAAAGGTGGAGTGCCCGCATTTAATCGCTCACCCAAGGTGTGCTAAAACCGGAATTATCCTTATAATTGGTCAACGAGGTCGCTGGTCCAGCGAACTGCGGCTTAACGGAGAACAAAAGTGGCAGTTTCAGGAACCGTATCGCAGACAGTTTTTAACACACGAAAGGTGATTGACCACGCCTTTCGTCGTTGCCGTGTGCCGCCACAAGGTGTGGGTGCTGAGTTGTTGGAGGTGGCGCAGGAAAACCTCTACCTCATCATGTCCGATCTTGCCAACCGCGGCCTGCAACTGTGGTGCATTGAGCGGCTCATTCTGCCCATGTACGAGAACATGGCTCAAGTCCCTGTCCCTGTGGGTACAGTAGACTTATTGAACACCAATCTTCGCACCATCCAGTACCTCTCTGGTACCACAGCAAGCACGTCGACCACCTCATCTTTGCAGTTGTCCACTGCAAATACCGTTACAACCGTTGGAATTCTGTGGTCTGCCGCCTCACAACCCTTTGTCATTGAGTATTCTGCCGATGGTTCCTCATGGACAACCATAGAAACAGTTGCAAACCCAAGTTTAGTGGCAGGCGAATGGACATGGACTGACATTGACGGGTCAGTAACTGCACTTTATTGGCGTGTTCGGGTGACAAGTGGCACATTGAGTGCAACAACGGTCAATTTTGGCAATACACCTAACGAAATTGTAATGGCACGCCTTAATCGAGACAGCTACAACAATTTGCCCGACAAGACTTTCCAAGGTAGGCCCCTTCAATTTTGGCTAGACCGTCAACTCAACCAGCCTTTTATGTACATTTGGCCTGTTCCAAATGCCGCTTTCACCCTTTCTCAAATTACAACCTACACCAAGCGGTACATTATGGATGTGGGAACGCTGACTGAAGAAATTGAAGTGCCACAACGCTGGTTCAACGCCCTTGTTTATCTCCTCGCAGCTGCCTTGGCTGAGATTACCCCTACCGTGGATCCTTCCCTCATCCAAATCCTCGATCAAAAGGCGTTGCGCGCCTTGAATCAGGCAGAGATGGAGGAGCGGGACAATTCACCCATTTACTTTACACCCAATATTGGGGTCTACACAAGATGAGCATCTTTTTTGACCCATCTGGACGCAGTACCTATGGCATTGGCCTGTGCGGGCGTTGCAGTATCAAAATGTCGTTGGAAGACCTGTACCCAGATCCCAATAGTCCTGGGTTGATGGTTTGCAGGTATGACCTTGATGACCTTGACCCCTACCGTTTGCCAGCACGACAAACAGAAAACATTACCCTTAAATTTACTCGGCCTGATGTGCCGCTGGAGCCCTAAATGGCAACAACCATAGTCACCAAGAACTCATCCGTTGCACTTTCCGCTCCCTCCGCTGGGCAACTGGTGCAGGGGGAATTGGCTGTCAACGTCACAGACAAAAAGATATACACACTTGACGGTGGTGGCAATGTCATATTACTGGCTGCTGGTGGTAGCCCTTATGTCACACCGCAAGTCATTCAAGTGACAGACAACACCTATCCCGCCCTGCGTATTACGCAACTAGGCACCGCTGCTGCTTTGTTGGTTGAGGACAGCACGAATCCTGACTCATCACCGTTTGTGATTGATGCAAGTGGTGTTGTAGTTTCTGGCTCAACAACGGCTGTTAACTATGGCGGTTTTACACCAAACATTCAAGTAAACGCCCCAGGAGCCGCACAAATAGGGCTTTCAAGATTTTCTGCAAATGCTACTTCAAATGCAATCGCCATATTAAAAAGCAGAGGTGCAACGGTTGGTGATTTTACTGTTTTAGCTTCTGGTGACGCACTTGGAAGATTAGAGTTTTATGGCGCAGATGGCACAACTGGAATAATTGGGGCGCAAATAGCCGCCGCTGTAGACGGCACACCCGGCACAAACGATATGCCCGGTCGATTGATATTCAGCACCACTGCTGACGGTGCGAGTTCGCCTACTGAACGTATGAGGATTGACTCTGCTGGTGACGTAGGTATTGGCACAACCACCCCCGTAACCAAACTTGAAATTGCTGGGACTAATAACACTGCTTGGTCAGTGACGGCATCTATTACTGGCACAACGATGACTGTGTCTGCTGTCACCACAAGTGGCGTTGCTGTTGGTGATTTAGTTCATGGCTCAGGTGTTCAGCCATACACTAGGGTCACTGCTCTTGGCACTGGTACTGGTGGTATTGGCACATACACCGTAAGCGTTTCACAAACACTTGCTTCAGGAACGGTAGTAGGCTCGCCAACATACGGTGACACGCTTATCCGAATAACCGAAACAGACACTGCTGTAACAACTGGTCAACCAACAGGTGGTTTGCAATTCTATACGTCTGATAATTCCACTCCAACCGCTGGTGTAGGTGCATACGTTGCTGGCGTTGCTGAAAGCAGCGCACCCGACACATCACTTGTATTTGGTACACGGGACGGCTCTGGTGGTGGCATAGACGCTAATGAGCGTATGCGTATCGACTCCGCTGGCAACGTGGGTATTGGTACGAGCAGTCCTAGTCGTCTTTTGGATATTGCCACCTCCAATGCTGGCGGAAGCACTTTGGTGTCTTTGGTTTCTGCAACAGACGGAAACTGTCAGTTATTGTTTGGTGATACAGCATCAGACACTCAAGGTAAAGTTCTTTACAACAACAGCGGCGATCACATGGCATTTGATACCGCTAACACAGAACGTATGCGTATCGACTCCAGCGGTAATGTGGGTATAGGTACTACTTCACCAACCTCTGGTTTGCAGACCGCTGGCTCTTCTTCTAAGTCTGCATTCAAGACTCCAAACATTGCTGAGGTGAACACCATCTCTGCGACTGCGGCAACAGGCACGATTGCCTATGATGTTACAACCCAGTCAGTCTTGTACTACACCACCAATGCATCTGGCAACTTCACGGTCAACTTTAGAGGCTCAGTTGGCACATCGTTGAACACCATCATGGCAACAGGCGAATCCTTGTCTGTGACTTTCTTGGTGACCAATGGTGCTACGGCTTATTACAACTCTGCTGTGCAAGTAGATGGCTCGTCTGTCACTCCCAAGTGGCAAGGCGGCACTGCACCGACATCAGGCAATGCAAGCTCAATTGATAGTTACACCTATGTAATCATCAAAACAGGAAGCGCCGCTTTTACCGTGTTGGCATCACAAACCAAGTTCGCATAAGGACACGCAGATGCCACGTTTATCAAAAGTTGGAGCTGCTGCACTAGCCGCCTTTGGGTGGACTGGCTTGTCGTCTGTCACGGCAACATACCTTGTGGTTGCTGGTGGGGGTGGTGGTGGTAGTGACCATGCTGGCGGTGGCGGTGCTGGTGGGTATCGAGCAGGTACAGAATCTTTGAACCCCACTTTATCCTACACAGTTACTGTGGGCGCTGGTGGTACTGGCGGTAGCGCTTCTGCTGGCGGCAATGGAAATAACTCCGTATTCAACACAATTACATCTACTGGCGGTGGTGGTGGTGGTAGTGGAACTGGAACAATAACTGGTAGTTCAGGCGGTAGCGGTGGCGGTGGCGGTAGTACGAATGGAAGCGGTGGAGCAGGTGGAGCAGGAAACACCCCATCCACATCCCCATCTCAGGGAAACAACGGCGGAACTGGCCCAACTGGAGGTTCGCTTAATCGTGCTGGTGGCGGTGGCGGCGGCGCTTCTGCCGTTGGTGTTAATGGTAATGTTTCTACAACTTATGGAACAGCAGGTGCGGGTGGGGCTGGAACTGCAAACAGCATTAGCGGCTCTTCCGTAACTTACGCTGGTGGCGGTGGCGGTGGAAATAGAACAGTAGCGACCCCCGGCGCTGGTGGTGCTGGTGGCGCTGGTGGCGGCGGTGCAGGTGGTGGGCCATCTCCCGGAACAGGCACAGAAGTTGGTGC